GCCGCCTCGCCATACGCGATTGGCTGGACGACCCCGAAATTTTAGAGTTACTCACAATATTCATCGAATTAGATTAAAAAAAAGAGGAAAAAAAGGATGCCACCCTACCCAATAAAAGAAAGCTTCCGATGGATGACCCCAGAATTTAAAACCGTAGACTCAGGAAAAAACACAATAAAAATCAAAGGCGTAGCCCTAAAAGGCAACGCAATAAGCCGAAACAACAGAGTCTACGTGGAATCTGAGCTAGAAAAAGCCGCAAGAAGCTGGATAGGCAAACCCATCACAATAAACCATAACCCCACAAGAATCGTTGGCAACGTAGAGTGGATGGAATACGAAGACGGATGCCTCGAATACCTAGCAACCATAAAAAAGCAACCCTACGTCGACCTACTCAGAACCAAATCCGCAGACATCAAAGGCGTATCAATCGAAGCAAACTACCTACACAACCAATGCCCAAGATGCGGAGAACGATTCTACACAGAACAAGAATTCCACGATCACATGAACAAAGTACACTTCATAAAAACAGACCCCACCTCCCATCCACACGGCATAGTGGGGCAAGCCCTAAGCCTCGTGCTCAGCCCAGAAGAGCCGGGAATAACTGGCACAACAGTCGAGCTGATGGAAACATGGCAAAACCAGCCGACTATATCACAGTTACTGGAGACAGTAATAAACGACGGCAAAGAGAGACAAATTATGACAGAAAAATTACGCGATAAAGCAGTCATACAACCCATAAAAAGAATCACGGCAGACAGAGCAAAACAACTGAAAGAACAGGAAGAAGAACCAAAAGTTGAAACCCCCCTGCCTACACCCCCAACTGAAGACCAAATAAAATCAGATGCTGCAGCAGAAGACCCCCAGAGCAACCAAAACCCACCCATTCACCCAGTGCTACCCGCCTCAACCAAAGACCCAGAGACAGACCAAGCAGCCACTAACACAGGCGACCCAACACCCAATCCAAAGCAACCAGAAACAAAAGTAGTTGAACAAGACGAACCAGAACAATCTATTCAATGCCCAGAAGGATACCATCCCAACGCAGACGGAACAGAATGCGTCATGGATGAACAGCCAGAAGCAGAAGAGACAGTAGACGAAAACCCACCCGAACAACAACCAGTTCCACATCCTGTCCCTGAACCACACAAGCCATCCAACCCCGAAGAAGACCAAGCAGAAGAAGGAGAACAATCCCCACCCCACATACCAGCATTTACAGTTCCAGAGCCACCCGAAATAAAAGTCACAGAAACAACATTACCGCCTAAACTACGACTTGGCGAACCCTTCAGCGGATACACCGACTTCGCGGATTGCGTAAACAAAAATCAGGACAAAGAAGACCCAGAAGCATACTGCGCAAGCATCAAACAGAAAACAGAAAAAGAAACACTCATAGAAACATTGAAGCCAAACGCCAGCTACGCAAGAGACATGCACATATCTACGTCAGTGAACAAACTGGTAGACGCAATCGCCGAACTATCTTTAACTACACCAAAGAACTTGAAACAATCTATCGATTACACTGAAAGGGCATTGAAGGAGATTTCTGACAAGCTTGCACAAAGCCAAAAGACGTTAACTTTATTGATGGAATCTAAAGGCAAACAGCAACTAAATTATATTCTTAAACATCTTAAAGAAGTAGCCGATAAGCAACAGAATACACAGAAAAGCGTTAAAGGGCAGTTTGAGAATCTCGCCACAGAAATCGCAAAACGGGACACCACAAAACAACTAAAAGAAACAGAAACAAAACTCACGAAGAGCCTACAACACATCAAAGAATCAATAACGCCAGCAGAGAAAATAGCGGAACTAGAAACAAAAATAGCTGAACTACAAACCACAAAAGAAACATTCGAGAAGCTACTCGCACAAGCAGACACAAACGCAGAAACAAGAGACGCCAAAATTAAAACCCTCGAAGAACAACTCGCAGAACAGGAAAACCAGAAACTCAAAGAAACCGAAGACAAATACACCCAACTCACAACCAAAATCGACAACCTAGAAAATAAGCTGAAACCACAATTCAAAGCACACAAAACAAGAAACACAGAAACCAACAAAACATCTGAAGATCAACCATACATAAAAGACCCCCTTAAAGGAGGCAAGTAACCATGCTATCATTGCAAGAGGCAGTGCAAAAAGACACAATTAAACAACAGTTACACCTCGTTGAGCAACAAATGGACGCATACGGCGAATTCCATCCAGACCGCGCATCAGTCTTCGACATAGAAAAACCTGCACTCCGACAGCAAATCCAAGAAATGATACATACAATACCCCTCCGAGAATTCCTCGCTAAATCTGGAACTACGGGCATAGCAGGCGCAGCCTACATGGTACCCGACAAATTACATGATGATATAATCAACTACAGCATGCAAACAGACATAGTGCCTCTCATAGGCACAGTAGTTAACGGATGGGAAGGCGGCGACCTAACCGTCGACATAACCAATAAAGCAACCTACAAAGCAAAACAGTACAGTACAGGAGGAGCCAAACCAGCCTCAACAATCGAAACCGTACAAGCAACCATCACCCCCCTAACATTCGGCGTGCCATTACTCATCACACAAACACTCATCGAAGACGCAGCCTACGGCTTAATCGACTACCACCTAAACGAAGCAGCCAAAGCAATGGGGGAACTATCTACAGAACTTGCAGTTACAGTGCTAGCAGCAGCCTCAGACGGATGGGGCACACTCAACTCTGGAGCAAGCGGAGACGCAGATGAAACAAGATTCAGCGGAGCAACAACCACAGGCATAGACACTGCCCTAGGACTACTCACCGATGACAGATGGATAGGCAACACCGTACTATTAACCTCCGAAGCATGGGAACACAGTGTATACAAAACAATCGGTTCAGAAACAGGAGGAGGAGCAGCAGGCGACTTCTGGCAACCAGCCGCACCATACGAAAACGTCCAATACCCGCCACTACAAGAAGGATTCACATTCAAAGTCGGAAACCTAGACTTTCTCATAAACAACACAGACGCGCTACACGACGGAGGAAACCCAGGAACCGCAATGACAAGCTGCAAAACAGTGATATTCGACAGAAACAACGCGTTAATCACAGGACGAAAAAGATGGCTTCAAATCGACAACTATGCAGACCCAATAAGGGACATCGCAGGGGCAACAATAAGCGCACGGCAAGACTCTGTAAGCTTGTATGACGACGCAATATGCGTTATCACAGAAACGTAACCCAAAATTCACAGTTACATTATTACTTGTAACCTAGCGGAGACGCTAGAATAAACAAAAAGGAACGTGAAACGAAATGGTAGCAGTAGACTATTACCCCGACGAAGAAGGAAGCATCCAAGACGGATTCATATGCGGTTTCTGTTACGCAGACGGAGCCCTAAATGAAGGCGCCCTAGTAAAATGGGGAACCTCCGCTAGTGGACGAGTTGCCGTGGCAGAAAGCACAGCAGTTGGAGACGCAATCGGCGTGGCTTTAAAAGCAGCAGCCGGAGCAGGCAGCATGGTTCCCGTAGCATTCAGCGGAATCGTAAAATTGACGACAGGCGAAACGTTAGCAATCGGCGAACTAGTACTAAGCTTAACATCAACAAACATCGCAGGAATCGGAGCAAGCACCACGTTAACCATCAACAGCGCAACCCAGAAGATTCTCGGCTGCACAATGCAGGCAGGATTATCCGATGACGGAGACGAACTGCTTGTTCTATTGGGCGGAGACGGCATAAGCGCAGGACTCGTTTAGGAGACTGACTGAAATGTTATCTATAACCGAAATGCGAGACAAAACCGAAAAAACCTCAACTCAGATCAAAGAAACCCTAGAACACGGATACTTCGACTATCAAGCAGTAAACCTATGGGGCACAGGATACAACCAATCGCCAGAAGACAGACTAAAACCTGCAGTCGTCAAAGAAGTGTGGGACACAATCAAAAGTGCACCACTACGCGAGTTTCTCGCCAAATCCGGAACAACTGGAATAGCAGGCGCGGCATATTTGGTTCCAACCAAAATATATCAGATAATGTATGATAGCGCAGTCGAAGCAGACATCGTATCAGACATCAGCATCGCAGTGATTCCATCCGAACAGATTAGCGGAACAACCATGAACGTGGACATCGCAGTCGACGACAGTTACAAACCAAAGAAGCACAGCAGCGGCGGAGCAATGCCAACCGAAACAATCAAAACAACGCAGGCAACCTTAGACTTTAGCACCCCTTGGGGAATCAACTTCAAAATAGCAAACGACTTAATTGAAGACGCTCAATTTGATGTCATCGAAATGCACCTGCGAAATGCGGGCAGAGAGATGGGCGAGTATGCTTCAAACGAAGCGTTAACTGTTTTGATTGCTGGTTCAGATGGAGACGGCACACAGAACGGCGGAGCCTCAGGAGACGGAGATGAAACACACTTCGAAGGCGCATCAACCACAGACATCGTAGATTGCCTAAGAGAAAACCAGCTAGACGGATTCATATCCGACACAATAGCCATGACACATGAAGCGGCACTTCACAGCATATTCGCGTCCGCAGGCATCGACGCAGCACAACCCGCGATGTTCTGGGACAAGTTTGTTGCAGAAGGGTGGCCAACACAAATCGCTGGAATGAACATCGTCTATAGCGATGTGGACGTCATGAACGACAGTGGAGCTGGAACAAGCTGCGAGACACTTGTATTCGACAAGGACTACGCTCTTCTTTCGGGCAGGAAAAGGTGGCTGAGAATCGAAAACTACAGTGACCCAATCCGAGACCTCGTCGGCGCAACCGTGACAGCACGGCAAGACAGCGTAACCATATATAATGACGCTTGTGCGAACATAACAGAATCATAAACTTATTTTTTGGTAATTTTATGATTCTTTTCCTCCCTTTTTTTTCGGAGTACAAAATCTTATATATAATCTTCACGAAGAGTCATTAGGTGAATCAACGTGAAGCACCCAAAAATCTACAGGTGCGAACTGTGTGGAGACATGTACGCGGTGCTTCCAGTGACAATCCACTACAGCAACGCCTATCACCCGCACTACTGCGAGGAATGCGGAAAACTCATCAATTCATTAATTAACCTAGTCAAAAAAGACATAAAAAGGACAAAATGGAAATGACCTTAACACAACAAAAGGCTAAAGTAGAATGCCCCAGATGCCACAAAATCTGGACAGTCCCCGCAGGACAGCCAGACATAGACTGCAACTGCCACACATACTGCCAACACGGCAGTAAACCGTCAGACTGCACTATGGTAGCCGCAACCTCAGGCACATGGGACGCATTCGCTGGAAAATGGAAGTGGCCATCTGGCTTACATAACATGGAAAGCCACGAGGGAGACGACACTCAAGCAAGAGTCTATTACTGCACAACCCATAACGTTTACTCGAATAAGACGCCTATCACCATAAATGTGGACTGGAGTCGATGGTATGGTAGGCGAGCAAACAAAAAGTTTAGGATGAGCCATGGAAGGTACTAAAATATGGGAAAACGTAAATCAAGAAAAAAGAAGAAAGAATCGCAAACAGAACCCGAAGTGAAAGTGTCAATCAAACCTGACCGTAGCGGCTCAGAAGTGCTAGTCGCCAAAGTTGATTCGCTAGAGCCAATCGAAGATGAGGAGCCTATGGAGGTTAAGCAGTCCTTCACAGATCCAACACAAAACGAATCAGGAGAACCTAAACATGAGGAAGGCGATAGTTGGGAAGATGTACAGTTTGCAGTCGCAGAACTGCCCTCACCGCTACTAACTCCTACTCAGCGACAATACGGCGAAGAGTTTCTGCCAGAATACACGAAAATAAGAAACAAATTACGAAGACTTGTGGGTTTACTCAATGGACTACCCTAAAGTCTTTATTGCAATACCTACAGGCGCAATCAAAGAGTACGCAGCACTCTACATGCTTGCCAGCCTAAAAAACATTGATTACCCAAACGACAAGCTTTCAATCAACATTGCAGTAACCACACGCAAAGACAACAAACACGATTTAGGCTACACGAAGAGGCTACAAGCCCTAATAGACCACGCCAAAATATCTTTCACGGTAACAGTCACCAACGTTTATCCCACAAAAAATGAGATGGAACGCTGGGGACAATACTATGCAGTCATCTGCAACCTTCACGAACTCAGAAAACAGTTCCTAGACTCAGACAACGAATATTTTTGGGTGCTAGGCGGCGATAATCCACCGCCAAGACATTGCCTAAAGAATCTGCTAAAGATTGGAGCAGACGTTAATAGTGCTGCAGTATGGCAGCGACCAAACAGAGCCAAACAGTACCACATCAAAGGCGCTCCAGTTAATCCTGAAGCTGAACCAATCTATTTTGTTCACTTGTGGCGCATGGAAGACGTGCAGAAACGCAAAGACTTAGACCCTCGACTTAAGGAAGCTTTGCGTAAGTGCTGGATTAACTTGCCTATGATTCAGCAGATAACAACCGACCGAAACTTGACAATATATAATGTTAGTTTCGGAAGTGGATGCAGTTTAAGTAAACGAGAAGTCATCGAGCATGTTGGCTACTATTTAACGGAAGCTGCCTACTGCAGCGAAGATTTAAGTTTTATTCAATGGAGTCAAACTCTTGGATTCAATAATGGCTTAAATTTGGGGCTTCATTGTGGACACTTTGACGCAAACGGAGTGCTCTACTGATGAGCAAATATTTGTGGACAAAGAAGCATGGAGACAACTATAGACAAATATACGACAAACTTTCATTCAAAAAGATTCAAGACTTAACAGACTCAGTGCAACTACACAATTATCAAGTCAGCCAATACCCATTTTTTCTGCTGGATTGCCTTGAACAAATAAAAGAAAAGACTCTTCGTGTGGCAGAGCTTGGAGGCTACGACGGCTACCAGGCTTTAACTGTTATGGAGTCCATTAAAAAACAGTTTACGTGGACAAACTTTGACATAAGCAAAATCAGCAAACAAATCACCCAAAAAGAACTAACAAACAAAGATTACAGATTCACATATTTAACGC